GTTGGTTGGATGGCAACCACAAAATTCCTTGGTAAACCGGGGCAAACAGCCGAAGAATCAATCCTGTTTAATATTAGAAACTTGCCATTTGAAGTGGCTTTTGGAGATGGTGCTCCTTTCTCTGAAACGTATTCTGATTACTTTCAGCTACCTGCTATCGGACAGAAAGAAGTAACAGAAAGAGTAGCAGAAGCTGCCACTGATTTTGCCAGAGATGTAACAGGCGTTGCAGAAATAAACCGCTATGTTTCTACAGGTGGATGGTTAGATGACAGCTTAAATCCAAACATGGTAGAGCAGATTGTTGCCTCTCCAGAAGCAATGACGGATATGGCTAGTATCATTGGTTATCTGGTAGAGCAGACAGCAATGTTTCCATATCGGGTTGTGCCTAAAAAAACAAGCAAATCTAAACTTGCTTTAAAGATTCGCCCAAGTGACGTGGCAAAAGATCGCTTGAATAATGACACAAACATGTCCATACTGTGGGACAAGTTACGCAATGCTGATCTGGCAAGAACTAAGAAAGCTGAAAAGCAGTTAGCCAAAGAACGAAAGGCTGGAAAAGAAGATGCTCGTTTACCTGATGATGACAACATTATCACAGGGTACACGGCAACGATTGATGAGAACGGCAATTCTGCAATGCTTGTTCTTTTCGATACAAAAAAAGATGCTTTGTTATCTAGGCTAGAACCTGATGGCGATGTTGCTAACGCTATTGCTCAGATATCTGAAGAGATCGGCGTTGATTTAGAAGGTGAAGCAGCTTTTTACGAAGGCGATTATATAGAAAATAATTGGACGGAGGACAAAACAGGTGGCGTTTACTTACAAAGGATTCATCAAAGATACGGACCCGCTGTTGCAGCAAGGGTCGAGGATTTTAAGCGGGGCGAACTTGAGCCGTTACTCGAAGACTCAATCAGGGGAGCAAGGCTCAAGTATGGAAACAGGGAGCGCTTCAGTCGTCGGCGTACCGAAGCCACCGAGGAGAGACCAGTTCAAGACAGCGGAAGCTTATCTCGAAGCGAGAGACAGTTACAGGCACAGGATAGGTCGGGTGCTACCTCGCAAGAAGAAGAAAGGGTAGAAGGACTACCATCTACTTATAACATTGCTGGTATAGGTGATGTTTCTGTAGAACCTTTTGCGCCAGCGAGACAAGCCGCTCGTGACTACGGACAGACAGTAGGGCGTAGCATGCCTGAGCTTTCAGGGAATTATGTCTATGGACCAGTCGATGGAGAACGAGCAAGTCGCATAGCTCAGGCATTCGAGGATATGCCTAACACGCCAGAAGATTCTTTTACACAAGCAGCTTATAACGCTTTAGCAGAAGAGGTCATGACGCAGTATGACTTCATGAAGGATACTGGCATTCAGGTAGAGTTTTACCCATCTGATGTTGACCCTTACGCAGCATCTCCTCGTGAAATGATCGAGGATGTAAAGCAAAACAATCACATGTATGTCTTCCCCACTGACTCAGGGTACGGCATGGACGGCATCACTGCTGAAGAAGTAGCAGATAATCCAATGTTGCGTCTTACTGACGAGTATATATCAGGTCGTCGGGCTAGGGTGAATGACATCTTCAGGGCAGTCCATGATTATTTTGGGCACGTTAAGGAAGGGTTTGGATTTAGAGCCGCTGGGGAAGATGCCGCTTATGCCAGTCATGCAGTTATGTTCAGCCCACTTGCACGAGTGGCGTTAGCTAGTGAAACTCGTGGTCAGAATTCTTGGGTAAACTTTGGGCCAGAAGCCAAGCAAAATGAAAATGCTTCTCCTGCTGATACAATTTATGCAGATCAGAAAGTTGGGATACTGCCAGAGTTTGTTATCAACGAAGGCATAGAGAATCTTGTTGAACCTGTCAATCTTCAGGAGCTTCAGGATGAAACTAACTTTAACACACAAGGTTTCTTTGTCCCCGATGAAAAATTTTCTCGCAAGTATGTTCAAGATTCAGCCAGTGCTGCTGCTAACAGATTTGTAAAAAGAGCTAGGGCAGATGGAACTCGAAGTGATAACTGGGGTAAGCTTAAAACAGCCAGTGGTGAGATCCTGCCTGTTCGTATGGCTGCTGGAAGGAACTATGAAGACGGCGGTGGTTATGGTCAGGCTCATGCTGAATTACATGATGATGATTTTCAGGCTATTCCAGAGCTTCCATTTACATCAGCAAATGCTGCTATTGGTGCTGCATTAGATGCATTTACACAAGCAAGAGTTTCTGGTGTAGGTAGGGGAGCATTCAAGATTTTTGAAGGCAAGCGTGATGGCAGCCAAACAATGTTATGGAGGCCAGAGGGTTCTAAGACTGATGTAAAGATAGTCTTCGATAGGCAAACTGACGACAGATCAGGTCAAACATTTTTTGGAATAACAACAGCTTTTCCTGATAGCGTTGCGTTAAGGAAAGATTATGAACGCAAACAAAACGAAGAGTACACTAAAGCAGGTCTTCTTAGCTCAAAGTTCTCTGCGCTTTCAGACACAGCACAAGAAACTGTCCTTACATTTAAGGAAAGAAAGCCTTCAGATCGGCCTATCTTGAAGCTCAACAAAAAGGCAAAGGAAAAGTTTTCACGAGGGGGCACTGTCAAAGAAGAAAGTCCTGAAGTACAAGAACTAATCAACAGAACGCAAGTTGTTAATGAAGACAAGACCGCAGGTCAGGCTTTTTTAGATGCACTCTTTGGCAGGTACAAGGAAAGTCCTTTATTTGATAGCAACTGGGAACGTATTCAAAGCTGGTTTAGAGAAAGATATGTAGAGAAATTTAATAATTTTTCTGTCTTGGCAACAAAAGCAGGAAGACTTGTCGCTGGGCAAACGTATGCAGATGCCAATGCATATGCAGCGGTGATAATGGCTGGTCAACACGCCCAGATAACTAAGGCAGCTTGGTATGATGGTGTCCCTGTTTATGATAAAGAAAAAGGAATGTTTAAAGTATTAGGCGAAGTAGATGGTCAAACAATAACTGGTCTTGCTGACATATTAAAACCTGTTTTAGTAGGACGAACATCATCTCAGTTTGGCACCTATGCTATGGCAAGAAGGGCGCAAAGAGTAAATGTTGAAGGCATAAGGTCTGGCATGACTGATAATGACATTGCCGTTGGATTAGCGCTTGCCGATAAATATGAATATTTCCCAGATGTCTTTGATCAGTACCAAATATGGAACAGTTATCTTGTGAAGTTTATGGTGGATACTGGACTTATTACACCAGAGATGGGAGAGATATGGGTTAGAACTGCTGATTATACTCCATACTACAGGCAAGAACAGCAGGGTGCATCTGTTATTTCTCAACTTAGTAGAGAAGGATCTTATGGCATGTTTGATCCTCAACAGCAAATGTCATTTTTTTATCCTGATATGGACAGTGCTTTCATAGAAGGCGAGAGAGCAGTCAAGATTCCTTTAGATGGGAAGCGTGTAGATAAAAAACTTCTAGGTGCTGGAAATGTATTTCAACTTAGGGTTGATGGCGAAATTCAAGTAGAGCAATATGATAGTTATAACAAAGCTGTTGCTGCGGTTAGATCTTTGAGAAATACAAGGCCAGATGCAAATGTTGAATTATATAAAACTCCTCAAAAGGTAGACGATTTTCTTGACAACGTGGCAAGGAACACAGCGACAGCCATTCAAGGTGGTATGAAAAACATAGCCGCTCAAAGAGTCATCAGGGACTCTTTGACTTTAGGTATAGCCTTTGAAGTAGATGGGTCAGAGCAGACACCCCTCAATACAATACAGATCAGGGTAGACGGCAAAGACCGATACTTTGAGATTGTTGATCGTTCTCTTTATAACAGCATGATGGTACTGTCTCAAAATAACGACAACTTAATTGACAGCGTATTGGTTGGAATTTTATCAAGTCCTTCAAGGCTTCTTAGAGAACTTGTCACTAGAGATCCCGGATTTATGTTGCGTAATATGATGCGTGATACATTAAGTGCATGGGTCACATCTGGTCAAAACTACACTCCTTTTATTGACACTTTTGGCGGCTTTGTAAATGCGATCAAAGACGGTAGTGAAGGCAAAGCATTAAGAACAGGAGGTGTTGCTGGTGGTTATGACTTTGCTGGCACACCAAAGGACATGGCACGATATGTTGAAAGCAAGATTGCAACAAAAGATCCAAAGGGAGTTAAGGAAAAAGCAATCAGTCCCTTTAAAAAATTGTGGGATGCAACTACATTTATGACCAATGCTTCTGAAACTGCTACACGAAGTGCTGTATATAAAAGAGTATTAGAAAAAACAGGTAATGAAGCTCAGGCATTATATGAAGCTTTAGAAGTTCTTAATTTTAACAGGAGGGGTGCTGGGGCAGAGATACGTTTGCTGACCGCTTTAATTCCTTTTTTAAATGCTCGTATCCAAGGACTGGATGTTCTTTATCGTGCAGGGTTTACCAAGAATACAGCAAACCCTGATGCCACTCGGAAAGCTTTTGCTGTAAAGGCATCACTGATTGTTGGTGCTACGGCTTTGTATACAATGCTAATGAAAGATACAGAGTGTTATAAAAAAGCAACGCCAGAAGCAAGAGATCTAAACTGGTTTATTCCTAATCCACTTGGTGGCCCATGTGTCAAAATACCTACACCTTTTGAAGTAGGAGCTATTTTTAAAATAGCTCCTGAAAGAATAATACAATACGGGTTGGGTAATGACCTTGGTAGAGATGTTAGAGAATCCTTTTTTAGAAACCTTCGATCAACTTTTCAGGTAGATTATCCACAATTTATCAGACCTTTTTTAGAGGTATCTTTTAATAAGTCAGTCTTTACTGGAAGGGAAATAGTTCCTTACTATATGCAAGGACTTGATCCTGATTTGCAAAAGTTTGATAGCACCAGCAGCCTTGCTGTATCTGTTGGCAGAGAGTTAGGTGTATCACCACTTCAAATAGATCATTTGATCAAAGGGTACACAGCAACCTTGGGTAGTTACGCTTTGTCTGCCGCAAGTAGCATGATTGATGCGTACCAACCTACAGGAAAACCATTACCACCTGATAAGAATTGGTACAACATGCCCCTGATAAGAAGTTTTTTCCAAGATCCTAAAAGCCGAGGCACTGTGGTGCAGTTCTATGAACTAGACAGGCATGTCAGACAAGCTGTTAATTCTTTTGCAGAAGCTGAAAAACAAGGCGATGCAGAAAAAATGAAAGAAATTGCACAAGAAAGGGCAAGCTTATTAGCTCTTGAAGACACCATGAAAGATATACGCAATGATCTTAAAGAAGTTCGTGAACAGAAAAATCAAATTCTTAGGTCTGCTATGGACCCGTCAAGGAAAAGAGAACTGCTTAATATTATAAGAGAAGAAGAATTAGCTATTACAGCAACCATCCCTATTTTAAGGCAGATAGGTTACCAGTAACTTAAAGGAGTTCTTAGTATGGATATTGAAAAGTTAATAGTGCAACTCAAAGCGCACGAGGGTGTGCGTCAGCATGTATACCTTGATACGGAAGGTATAGAAACCATTGGGGTGGGACGTAACCTAGTGCATCGTGGCTTGTCAGACGATGAGATTGAACTCATGCTGGCAAACGACATCAGAGATTTTCAAGAAGAAGTAGAGAACGCATTTCCTTGGTGGTCAGATCTGGATGATGTTCGACAGAGAGTGATTGTAGACATGGCTTTTAACATGGGTCTTGGATCTCTTTCCAAGTTCGTGAACACACTAGATCATATTGAAAACGGACGGTACGAAGAAGCTGGTGTGGAAATGCTAGACTCAAAGTGGGCACGGCAGGTAGGTGAACGTGCAAATGTGTTGAGTAACATGATGAGTACTGGGGAAGATCATGACTACTAAGGGCAAGAAGACTTTGGAAAAAGACAGTTCTTACGAGGAGTATGACGTTGATGGGGATGGTGTGGTTAGCGATGCTGAACTTGCAACAGTCAAGGCCATACACGAGGCCGAAGTTGCAGAAGAAAAAGCAGACGCACAGAGGCGAATGGCTTGGACTAGTATTATTGCCATGCTTGTGTTTAGTGCTTTTCTTTTCTTACCTATTTTTCCTGACTCTAGGATTAAAGCTTTGGCTGATCTCTTTGGTCTTTTCTATATCGGAATGGCTGGGGTCGTTGGGGCGTACATGGGAATGACAGCGTACATGAGTGCCAAGCGATAAGGTAAATATGTGATGTTGAAGGTATATATTCTAATTATAGTGGTAGGTTTTGTTGGTAGTGTGGCCTATGGTGGCTACTATTACTACAAAGATACCCAACAA